GAATTTGTGGCGGCGGAGGCGATCAGGTTAACAAATTCCTTGATCCGGCGCGTGATGGTGGGCGTGAGAGTTGTCGAATTCTGCACCGCTGTGACACGTTTCTCCACGGCTGCCTCGTCATTGCTTTTACAGCAGTCAGGAGCGAATCCCTCATCAATGAGGGGGGCCATGAAGGAAACGACCGAAGGCTTAGCTTCCTGGTCGTAGGTGTCGGGGCGCTTGACGAACTGGTACCGACGGACTCGTTCTTCCGCAAGGTTCACAACTGGGGCGACTTCGGGGCGTGTGACAGTCCGATGGTACTCATAGAGCACTTCGTAACTTTCATCTTTCGCCTTGGCCGCCGCAATTTTATTCGTGACGTTGTAGATGGTGAGACCCGTCTTGGCCATGCTGGTGCGTTTAGCACTCGCAACTTTTTCATCGACAGTAATGGGCACAGAGTTGCACATATAAGAACCGGCTTTACCGGTGTGCATCATCAGGCCGTTCTTGTCATTAGTCGCGAGCCGCAAGAATCCTTGATCGACAATGTCCAAGCGTACTAGAGGCGCGGCAGGTAGGGTGCGCTTAGCAAACCAAGCAGCTACACCGTAGTGTTTGCTGTTCGGGGCGAGGAGAATGAGTTGGTGGTCGGCATCTAATTGCTTTCGTTCCACCATAAACGTAGAGTACGACCAAGTAACCAAGCCGAAGAGCTTACGCTCGACGGACACACAGTCGCCCTGCCAGTTCCAAACCTTGTGGTGGTATTGACCACCTCCACTAACTTGATAGTGGAAGACATTATTACTGTCGCACGTGAACGTATACTCTCCAGTGGATTTCGCGACCACGCTTGGCTGAAACGTGTACAGAACAGTGGGTTTAAAATTCCGACTTAAAAAGTACGGCATATCCACATGCTCATCCACGTCAACCATTGCGACAATGTCATTGGGGTTCGGCTCAAAGGCCTTAGGGGCGACACCCAAGTCCTTAGCCCAATAATAGGACCGGGACGTGAGGCGGCCGGCGCGAACGTCGGCCTTGGATGCCTGATAGAACACCACGTCTTTCCCTAGACGGGTACCCAAATTGTCGATCATCAGAGACGCTGCTGAGCGCACCGCCGCAGACACCCCATGGGTGTGCCCTTTGGCTGGTGGTAGCTCGACATGTTCGACGTCTGCAAAGACCGCGCGCAACCTTTCCGGCTTGTAGGGAAGGTGCGCGACATTTTCACTCAAGAAGCGCGAAATCTGGAGATCCAGTTCAAGCTCACGCTCCGAGCACTCGACAAAGTCCACGACAAAGTCATGGAACCAAGCTCGAGCCAATAAAAGGAAACCCATAAGTCTCCA